TCGGTGTCCTCTTCGCCTTCAAACTGAGGTGCAAATAAATTCTCGTATTGCTTAGTGAAACTGTCTCTAAATTTGAGGTACTCAGACACTAAACCAAACACCGCAGTGACTGGTATTTCTTTAAACAGTTCAGAACGCTCGAATAGATTGTAATTATAAGGTTCATAAACAAGGTTTCCCCACTCGTCTTGTTTAGTTTGTCTGTAAAATATTGCTGTAATAATCGGTATATTTCCGATTTTGTCTTTAACTGTGAAATAATCTGCGTCAATAAACTCACCAAGCGTAATTTTATCGAACGGTTTAAACGTAAATTTGTCTATTTGTTCGTTGATTTTAACACGGGGTTCAGACCTTAACCAAATTAAATCCTTTAATACGTTGTTTAGTTCATCAACTTCAAGGTCATAAAGGTCCTCAGGGTCTTCATCGAGTAGAATAGAAAGCGTCTCTACTTGCATTTCGAAAACGCTATCAAAATCCTTTTCTTCTAAACTTGCTAACTCCGTGAATTGATTAACCGTTATTTGATTCCAACTCTTTGGCAACTTCATCATTAATCTGTTTAGCGGTGTCTTTCATTTTTTCACCTATAAAAGCAATGTAGGGAAGTGTGAACTCGGCGTTTAGTTTCTTAAATAGGTTTGCTTTGTGTTTAATATGTGCGTCTGCGTAGTGTTCTTGGTCTTTTAAATCCGTTCGTTTAAATAGCACTGCAATAACCTTAGAAATATAACTGTTTGGATTGTTCTTGATTATTTTTTCGATGTGCTTCATATCACGAACCGAAATAGTAAGCTTCTTGTCGTGGCTTTTATAAGTATACCCTTCAAGTTCAAACGACTTTAAAAACTTTTTAGATGCTTTGTAAGTGATAGCATTAAACTCTTTGACCTTTTCTTTGAACTCAGTGAATTCAAGTTCGTTTACTTCCGTTTCGTCAGCACCCAAAAACACGAATATATTTACCCACTTTTCAAAAGCGTCTAATTCTTGGCTGGTTATTTCTGAAACCTTTTCAAACTGTTCAATTGTCAGTTCATTAATTACGTTTGGTACTTCTTTCGTTCCGATTTTTAACATAGCTTTTTTTCAACAAATATAAAAAAAATAACACTTATAAAATAACACCTATTATTTAGTAATGAAAGAGGAGTTACCACTTTATAAAATAACTATCGACGAAGAGTACAGCGAAGGCGAAGAACTCGGTATCGATATGATTGCATTTACGTCAAAACCAGCTGTTATGGTTAAAGGAATGGCGTTTAAGGCTGTTGAAAATTTCTTTTTTAAAGACGAACCAAAGATGAGGATTGTAGCACCCGCTATGATTCCAATGAATATATATCGAAACGACGAAGGGGAGGAGTATTTCGTTCAATTTACTGAACAAGAAATAGAGAATATTTACTCTAAGTTTATGCAAGACCTAAACAATCAAAACTTGTTTAATCTTGAACACACCGATAAGAAAGTTCCAGCGTACATTTTAGAAGCTTGGATTGTTGACAACCCAAAAGAGGACAAGTCTTATTCAACATACGGTATCGAAGTTCCAAAAGGGACTTTAATGTTAACCGCACAAATTACAGATAAAGAATATTACCAAAAGTTGGTAGATAAAGACCAAGTAAGCTTTTCAATTGAAGGTTTTTTAGGTCTTAAATTAAGTAATCAATTAAATAAATTAAGTATGAAGTTACCTGATGGAGAACACTTAATCGAAGGTAAAATCTACGTTGTAAAAGACGGCGAGGTTATCGAAATTAAGGAAGAAGTTCCAGCGGAAATGGAAGCGGAATTGGCAGCTGAAGAAGTTGTTGAAGCTGAAGTTGAAGCAGAAGAGGTTGCGGCAGCGGAAGTTGAAGAAAAAGTTGAAGAAGAAATTGCAATGGCAGTTGACCCTCAAACAGATTCTGAAGCGGTTCTTGCTATCGTGCAACCTGTTTTAGATGCAATGGCTACCGAGTTAATGAAGGCTATCGCAGAAGTAAAAGCATTAATCCCCGTTGTTGAAGAAGACGAGGTTGAAGAAGTTGAATTGTCGGAGCAAAAATTTTCCGCAATTGACAGACTAAAAAAATACAGACAATTATTTAAAGAAAACTAAAATGAACAGAAAATTAAAATTCGATTTAGACATCGAAACAAACGCACTTTTATGTGCTAACCCTGACGAGTTTTACTCTCGTGCTTATTTAACTGAAGACCTTGTAGACAACTACCGAACTTTGCCAGGCATTAAGTCAGAGACTAAACTTGCAAACGTAACTTTTGGAAATATCCTTGCGCCTTCAAATTGCTCATTTTCAGCACCTAACGATTCTTTGGACGCTATCGATATAACGGTGTGTGCCCTCTCAGCTCTCAGTCAAATCTGTCAATTCGAGCTTGAGCAGTCTTTTGTATCTTTACAAATGGCTCAAGGTTCTAACGGAGATTTCACAGTAGCTTCTTTTATGAACTATTATTGGAACGAAATGAGTTTGAAAATCCAAGAAGATTTAGAGCTTATCCGTTGGCAAGGTGACACAGGAAGCGACGACGCTGTTCTTGGTTTGTGTGACGGCTACTTGAAAAAACTTTGTAATGATGGTGATGTTGTTGGACGTTATAACGGTGCAATCACTTCTTCAAATGTTATTGACGAAATGGCTGCTACTTACAATGCTGCTCCAGCTGCGGTTATCCGTAGAAAATCTGACTTAAGATTCTACGTTTCTGCTGACGTTGCTGCTGCTTACGAACTTGCTGCTGCTTCAGGTAACACTCAGACTTACGTTACTCTTCCTTTAGGGTTGACTTTCTTAGGAATAAAAGTTGTAGTTGCTGAGGGAATGCCTACTTCAACAATGGTGTTGACGCTTAAGTCTAATTTGATTTACGCATTTGATGGTGAATCCGATAGTAAAGGGTTGAAGGCAATCAATTTGACTGACACAGTTGCTGAGCCTTACTTGAGAACTCGTGCAAATATGAAGGTAGGTTTCCACTATACAAACCCATCTGAAATAGTAGTTTACTCAGTTTGTTTTGACTAATTAATTTAATTAATAATCTTAAGGGGGTTCGGGTTCGCCCTTACCCCTTTTTTAATACTTATAAAAATGGCTTGTACAACTTTAGAGGCAATCGTAAAAGGATGTGATAATAACATCGGTTCGATTACTAAAATTTATATTAACGACCTTGAGAATGTAACTGCGGTTACTGAGGACGTTCCAAACTGGATTATAACAGCAATAACGGTAACGGCTGACTTCGAAGAGTTCGAGTTCAGAAGAAACACTTCAAACTACACAGAAGAAGCTGCAATTGATTTAATTAACGGTTCGTCTTTCGTTACTCAAACAATCAACTTAATGTTCCACAGACGTGAAGGAGCTAAGTCGAGAGCAATTAAAATCTTAGGCGAAGGTCAAAGAGATTTGGCTGTTATCGTTCTTGACGGTAACGGTAAGTATTGGTATTTTGAAAAAGTTCAAGTTACCGCTTACGGTGAGGGTTCAGGAACAGCGAAGGCTGATGGTTCTAAATACTCTTTAGTATTGACTGCGGAAGCTGAAAACTTGGCTTACGAAGTTGACCCTGATGTTATCCCAACGGTAATATAAACCACGCAAACAACTTAAGACCCTCGATTTCTGTCGGGGGTTTTTTGTTTTATAACAAACACATTATAAACCCTATTATTAAATAAGATGATTTACTTGGACAAAGGCGAAATAAACACATTTGTGTTAACTTTAAGTGAGAGTGCAACTATAACTACTCCCGTTTGGCTGTTCGTCTTTGAGAACGAATTTAACACGGAGTCACAACCAATTTACTGGGTAGGTGTTGACACGTCACCATATACTTACAGATACAATTTATTCACTTTAGAAGAGGGTGTAGACTTGACTTTGATAATCGGTCAATATACATACAAGGTTTACGAAAGCCCAACCCCTATAATAGTAGACCCAAACACAAATGCAAACGGTTTAAATTTAGTTGAGGAAGGTCGGATGGTGGTTAATGGTAACGCACCAAGTTCAATATATGATTAATTTATGAAAATATTCGGAATAGAAATCGGAGGTAAAAAAGACAGCGTTGAAGTTGTTCAAGGTAATAACTACCAAGCATTCAGCACTCCTTTTTTAAGAGTAGGCGAAGGCAACCTTTCTTTACCTTACGTAAACTCGAGACAAGTTGTAAACGGTCGAATAAGATTCGGAAGCGACGACCTTTATCCACAGCTACTCAATCAGATGTATTACACGAGTCCGTTACACGGTGCTATCGTAGATTATAAAACAAACGCTGCGGTTGGTGGTGGGTTTGAGTTAACCGTCGATTCTCAAGCAACTGCGACGGAAAAAGTAGACGCATATACATTTGACAAGCGAACCAACTTAAAACAGCTTGTTCCCGTACTAACGAAAGACGTTATTATTCATAATAGAGCTTATTTTTACCTTTGCTTTAACCAGTCAGGCGACCTAATTAAAATCAAACACATCGGAGCGGAAAAGATTCGTAAGGATAAATACGGAGAAACATACTTTATTTGCGAAGATTGGAGTTCACAAATTGACATTAAAGAAATAAAGCCTTACCGATGGAACTTAAAACAACGTGAATGCTTGTATGTTTACGAAAATAAATCAGTAGGTCAGGACGTTTACCCGTTACCTCAGTATTCAAGCGCTATGAATTGGGCATTTTTGGACGGTGAAATGTCGTACTTGCAAAAGTCGAACATAATAAACTCTATTTTCCCATCGTTCGCAATGATGTTTCCTAAAAAGCCACAAAGCGAAGAGGAAAAAATCGCAATCAAAAACACTATTGACAAGGCTAAAGGCGCTCAAAACGGAGGTAAAGCAATTGCATTCTTTGCAAACAACGCAGAAAGCCTTCCTAAAATCGAAAGCATCCCGACAAATTCAAACGACAACTTGTTTCAAAACACAACCGAATCAATAGATTCAAAGATTTGTCAAGCGCATATAATCGACCCTATATTAATGGGTATTCGAGTAAGCGGAAAACTTGGCTCAGGAAGTGACATAAAACAGGCTTATATTATATTCGAGAAAAACACGATTATTCCTTTACGAAACATTATTGAGGACATCGTAAACGACTTATTAAAAATCGCAGATGTTAAAGCCGACTTTACTATAAACAATTTCCAAATCGTAAACGAAACTATTGTTGAACTTGACGAAAATACAAGCGCAGTTAACGACGCTTTAAACACTATGAATCCAGAGTTAGCGAAAAAAGTAATTGAAACAATGACCGTTAACGAAATTCGTGCTATGGTTGGACTTCCAGCAATTCAAGAAACTAACGAAACACCAGCGCAATGATTTACTTTATAACTGAAAACTACTTAAAGACGCAAACACCGATAACGGCAAACGTAGACGTTACCGATGTTACTCCGTACATCAAGACTCAGTCAGATATGCGAGTGCAACCGATTCTCGGAACGTATTTTTACAACTATATGTTAACGGGTTACAACGCTCAGACTTTAAACAACGACGAAGAAACACTCGTTACTTACATTCAACCCGTTGTTGCGTGGCGTTCAGCTGAAGATGCTGTTTTTGGCTTATCGTATCAACTTAAAAACAAAGGAATCCAACAACAATTTGGAGACTACTCGAACGCAGTGACTCAAAACGAAGTTGCTTTTTCGATGGAACACTACGGGCAAAAAGCAAGTTTCTACGAAGCGAGATTATTCAGATTCTTAAAAGAAAACAAAGACTTGTTTCCTGAATTCATTTCAGACCTTAATAAAGACTCGGATATTAAACCAAGCAAGAAAGAAGACACTGGTTACACAACTCAAATTTTAATACTTTGAAAACTTACTTAATTACTTTGTTTAATTCGTTGTTGGTCTTTTTAAGTCCGATTAAGTTTATAGTTTTACTTGTTGCTTTATCTACGGTTATAGATACTTTTTTTGGAGTTTGGAAAGCGCACAAAGTAGGTGAAAGCATTCAGTCTAAAAAGTTACGTCACGGATTCGTACCGAAATTAATTACTTATTGTGCTGCGGTAATCATTACTTACGCCACGGATTACTATATTCTTAACGACTTAACTCAGACAGTCGTAGCTGTGGACCACTTAAGCACTAAACTACTTGCATTGGTCCTTATAAGCATCGAAGTAAAATCAATGGATGAAAGTTTTACAAAGGTTAAAGGCTATTCGTTTATTACCAAGATTACTAACTTAGTTCGAAAAGTTAAAGACGTTAAAAAAGAACTCCAAGAATGACACTAAACACAAATAAATTCACGTTCGTTTTAATGCTTGTTTTAGCGTACATTTTGTTATTTAGGTGTTCTGCTACCTATCACTTAGAGAAAGCCGTTAAAAAGGGTGCTAAAATCGATTCTCGAATAGACACGGTTCGAGTTTACTTCCGTGATTCAGTAATAAAAGACGGATTCAAAGAATACTTTTACAACTACCGTGACACTATCGTTCAAAATAATACCGTTTACGTACCAAAAACACGCTACGAAACACGCACTGAGTACAAAATAATCAAAGAACAAATTCAACAAGACGCCAAAACGGACAGACTGCAATTAAAGCAAGACGCAAAGACGGACCGCAAAGAAATACAAGCGGAAAAAAAGACTTCATTAAGCTCAACACTCAAAGTTTTAGCTGTTATTCTTGGACTTGTGTTATTAATTGTTTTACTTTTAAGGGCAAATAAAAAAATCGGCTTATGAACAACGTGAGAAAATACACCGACAAACAACTACTTGACAAGGTTAAGTCTTTAGACACCTTCGAAAGCATACCTTCAAACTATTGGGCTTTATTTGTACGGTCCAATGAAGATGCTGCGAACTTATTCGACGACAAGTGCTATATTTTTAACGGGTCTAAATTCGTGACGGTTACAACTTGTACAACTAATAAAGGTCACAAAGGCACTGGAGTAGTTGAAGCGAACGTATGGAATTACGACGGCTATAAATTAGGATTACATAGAGGTAAAACCCCAGCTGGATTACAAGCGAAAGGATTCCCATATAGAAGAGACTTCACCGCAGACGGAAAGACGAACCCAACAACCGAAATAAAGAACGATATTCGAGGGTTTAACTTTCACGCTGCAACTCATAACCTTAAATCGACAATTATAGTTAAAGAGATTGGACCTTGGTCCGAAGGTTGCCTTGTATTCAACAATACACCTGAATACGTTAAGATTCTAAACCTATTTAAACCACAAAGGACTTGGTCTTTCGTAATTGTAGACGAGTTTGAAGCGGAATAAACACCGCTTTTTTTATTTACCTAACCTTTTTTTATGCGTAGACGCTTATTCTTTGACATCGAAGTAAGCCCGAATATTGTCTTTTCGTGGCGTAGTGGATATAATCTAAACATTGACCCTGACAATATTATTGAAGAGCGTAAAATCATTTGTGTTTGTTGGAAGTGGGAAGGAAAAGACGAAGTACACTCTTTAACGTGGGACAAAAAGCAAAACGATAAGAAGTTACTCAAGGAATTTATCAAGGTACTCAATTCAGCGCACGAAATAGTCGGTCACAATTCAGATAGGTTCGATACTCGTTGGTTACGCACACGAGCGATTATTCAAGGCGTTGATATGTTGGCCCACTACGTATCAATTGACACGCTTAAAAAGGCTAAAAACGGCTTCTATTTTAATTCTAATAAACTCGATTACTTGGGTAAGGTTTTACTTGGTCAAGGTAAGCTTGAAAACGGTGGGTTTGACACGTGGCGAAAGATAGTTTTAGACAAAGACCCTGAGGCTTTAGAACGGATGGTTAACTATTGTAAAAAAGACGTTCAAATATTAGAACAAGTTTACCATAAATTAGAGCCTTATATAAAACCAACCCAACACTACGGAGTTATGTTTGGCGAAGAAAAGTTTTCGTGTCCTCACTGCTCAAGTTATAATATAGCACGTCACGCAATGTATGCAACAGCAGCGGGAACTATCAAATATCAAATGCGCTGTAAAAGTTGCCGAGGTGGAACATTTATTTTCAATCAAAAGACCTACACAGACTTATTAACATTTCAGATTAAACAGAAAAATATTAGTTAAATTAGCCTTATCTTGTTTTTTCGGTTAGGTTTGATGCAAAGAGGCGGTAGAAATACCGCTTTTTTTATGCTCTGAAAGTTTGATAAACATTAGAAAACTAAAAATATTTCAAAAAAATATTAAAAAAGTTTTGCACGTTTAAAAAAGTTATGTACATTTGTAAGGTAATCAACAACGAAAAAAACAAGAATTATGAAAGAAACAGCTTTAGAATGGTTTATGGACCAATTAAGACAAGTAAATCCTACAGCATATAATGATATGCTTTATTACGGATTATTCAACCACGCTTTGGAATTAGAAAAGCAGCAAATAATTGAGTCGCAAAACAAAAAAACAAGATTATGAAAGACTTTTTAAAATTCGCTTTAGCAGTTTATTTACTCGGTTTAATTATCGGAATTATTGAATCACTTTAAAAACAAGAATTATGTCACTTACAGAAAAACTAATCGGTTATCAATTAAAAGCAAGCCATTATGCTAGATTAATTGACCAAGCTAAAAAAGACAACAGCCAAATATTAGTAGATGTTTACACGGACTTACTGAACCAATGTAACCGACTAATTGAACTTATTAATAGCAACCTTTAAAAACAAGAAAAATGTATTATTTATTTAGCAAAAAATTTGACTTTTTCAAAACTTATCTAAACGACGAGTATGCCGAATTTGGATTAAACGGTAAAATTTACAGTATTAACTTTGAGATTAAAGATTACACGTGCGTTTTCAGCAGTATGCAGTTCTATTTTATGGACGAGTTTTTTGATGATGTTCTTCTTGAGGGTCAAGACTTAGAAAAACACGGAATCGATTTAGACCTTATCGAATATATTCACGACGAAATCAACGACGAGATACGAATTTGGTTTGAGCAAAACTACACTTACGACCCTGACGAAGATATTGAATACTATTTAGAACAAAAACAACAATCAATTAATTATTAAGCTATGAAAGTAAAATTAGAATTTGAAGACCTTGAAGAAGCAGAACACTATTTAAAAGGTGGCGATTATTTCAGCGCATTGCACGAGTTTAAACAATGGCTTCGCAACGAATGGAAACACGGTGAACACGACGAAAAAGAGTTCGAAATAGTTGATAAGATTTACGAGAGTTTCAACGAAACATTAAACGATTATAAAATAGACGTATGAACTACATCGACTTAAACAGCATAATAGAATACTGGACTAAAAAGAAACACGAAGGAGACAAGGGAGGAACTTTCAACGTACAACTTTACTTACAATACTTAAAAGCGAAAAGCAATGAAATACAAACGAGGTAAGATAGCAAAGATTATTGAAGTATCGTCTTTTGAAATGGTCGACTTTTACGAAGCTTGTCCTTACATTTTCGAAGGTGAACTATTAAAAACACGAAAACAAGAAGTAGTAATTTGGAGAAATATCGGTATGGTGTGGAACTGGATGAGTGGAAAATGCTTACAAGATGCTGGTAAAGACTTCGGTAGAGACCACTCAACGGTAATCCACGCTATAAAACAAGTCTTAACAACTTACGAGGGTTACGGTTACCAAGAAATAAAAGAAAATATCGAACTAATAAAAGAAAAATCACGTTGCCACATTAAGCCAGTCGACGATATTAACGTAAACGAGTTAAAAAATTTAGTCCTTTTGGAAAATAGAATAAGTAAATTACTTAAATTAGCAGAAATCTAAAAACAAATAAAATGAAAAAACAAGAAACAACCGTTGAAGCTGCGGCTTTAACATTCCTACAAAAGTTGCACAACGCAAAACAATCAATTAAGAAAGTAGCAAAGAACGCTAAGAATCCACACTTTAAAAACAATTATGCCGATATTAATGCATTGATTGAAGAGGTTGAACCTATCCTTTTGGAAAACAGACTTCTTTTATTACAGCCTATTGAGGACGGTTATGTTTATACTCGAATAGTTGACGTTGATTCGGCTGAAATTTGTGAAAGTTGTATGAAGTTACCCGAAATACAAGACCCCCAGCGCATTGGGTCGGCTGTGACCTACTACCGTCGTTACACATTGCAATCGCTTATGTCGTTGCAGTCAATCGATGATGATAGTAATTTAGCTTCTGAGGCTGTTAAAAGTCAAAAACAAGGATTAAGCCAAGAAAGATTTTTAAAAGCGTTAGAGGGTATTAAAAACGGCACTGTGTCGAAACAAGACTTATCCAAGTTTGAACTAACTAAAGAACAATTAACTAAACTTAACGAAATATGAAAATACGTTGTTCATCACTCGGTAAAATAATGACAGCACCTCGGAGTAAATCTGAGGTGTTAAGTCAAACTGCGAAAACATACATCGAAGAACTTGCGAAAGAACATTTATTTGGTATTAAAAAGGTATTTAAAAGCCGTTACACGGACAAAGGTAACGAAGTCGAAGAGAAAGCAATTGAACTCACCGAAGAGGTCTTAGGATTCGAGTTTCTAACTAAGAACGAAGAGTATTTTGAGAACGACTACATTAAAGGAACACCTGACATAATTACGCATTCTTTAGTTATTGACGTGAAAAGTAGCTGGTCAGGCGACACGTTCCCGTTTTTTGAAACCGAATTACCAAACAAAGACTATTATTACCAAGTAATGGGCTATATGTGGCTAACGGGAAAGAAAAACGCTTTAATAAGTTATTGTTTAATTAACACACCTGAAGAAATTGTCAACGATGAAATACGACGCACCGCCTGGGGTAAATACGAAATTGAACCCTCTGAAGAAACTATTCGAGATGTTATGGCTATTCATAGTTTCGACCATATACCGAAAGACCGAAGAGTAAAAGCCTTTCACGTTGAATATAACGAGGCGGTTGTTAACGAGATGAAAACACGAATTGAACATTGTCGAACCTATTTTAACGAGTTGATAAGATGAAAGACGTAATAATTTATATTTATATGTGGATAACAGCGTTTGCGTTATTAAGTATTTATCAAAACACGAAAAAATGAAACAAACAGCATTGCAATGGTTACTTGAAAACCTAATTACAGAGCCATTTTCGGAGGAACATTTTAAGTACAATAATGAATGTTGGGATAAAGCCGAAGAAATGGAGAAGGAGCATATTATTGAAAGTTATTGTCAAGGATGTTTTGATATTACTAAAGACGAAGATATATTTCCAAGAGAAACAGCAGAACAATATTACAATAAAACTTATAAAAAATGAACATAACAAACGAAAGCATTCAACACGAAGACACCGTTTTAATAGCGGTACTTGGTAAATATTGGGAACGTTCAAAACTCGGACAACAGAAATACGGAACTAACTTAGACCGCAAAGACGTTGACTTATTAGGATGGCTCAACCACTTACAAGAAGAGTTGATGGATGCAACCCTTTACATTGAAAAATTGAAACGAGAATTAAAATAATTTACTTAAATTTAAAACAAAAAACGATGGAACAAAGAGAAAACACAGGCGCAATATTTAAGAACGACAAAAAGACGACTGACGCACACCCAGGATACAAGGGAAAGCTTAACTGGAAAGGCGAAGAAATCGAAATTGCTTTATGGGTAAAAGAAACAGAAAATGGAAAATTCTTTAGTGCTAAACTATCAGAGCCTTTCAAGAAAGAGGAAAGCGTGTTTGACGTACCCTTTTAAGCGTCCGTTTAGGGTTTATACTTGGATTGAAAACAAAGTCGATTACTTTATCGTCCAAGCTTACTCGAAAGAAGACGCAGTTAAACGGTTAGACCTGCACCCTAAATTAGTCTTTGAAGTGTGGACGATGGACGAATGGAGAAAATATTGCAATAGAAAAAAAACACTTCGATAAATTTTACTATTATTTAGTAGGTTCGCTCTGACACTATAGAACCTTAAAAGGATTATTTGAGCCTTTATTTGAACTGCGAGGTCAGAGCCGTAGGGAGAATAGAGGCTTTTTAATTTAAATAAATTAGTATGAATGAAATTTGGAAGGATGTAATTGGTTATGATGGACGTTATAAAATATCCAATTACGGTAATTTAATTTCTATAAAAAATGGAAAAATCAAAAAATTAAAAGGTTCAATTAGCAGTAGAGGTTATAAACAATTTACTTTAAATTGGAAAGAAAAAGGATTACAAAGAACTTATGGTTGTCACGTTTTGGTTGCTATGTCATTTCTAAATCATCAACCTAATGGAAATATTGGATTAGTTGTTGACCATATTGATGATAATAAATTAAATAATAATGTAAATAATTTACAATTGTTATCAAGTAGAGAAAACAATATTAAAAAAGGTATTGGTTCTAATTATTATGGAGTTTGGAAGAGTAAAGACAGATTTACAGCAGGATTATTTGTAAATAAAAAAAAAGTTTATTTAGGACGATTTGTAAATGAATACGATGCACATTTAAAAGTTTTATCTTATATGAAAGAACATAATATTAAAAGAATTTTTTAAAATGGCAACAGACAAAAACGGAGTAGTAATTTATGCGGATTGGATTACTACATTTGAAAAATTAACAGACGAGGAAGCTGGTAAATTAGTTAAACATTTATTTCGATACGTCAACGATTTAGAACCGAACTCGGACAGAATCACAGAATTACTTTTTGAGCCTTTTAAACAGACTTTAAAGCGTGATTTATGCAAATGGGAAAAGACTAAGTTAGCCCGTTCTGAAGCTGGTAAAAAAGGCGGTATTAAAAGCGGTGAAACAAGACGAAGCAAAACGAAGCAAAATGAAGCAAACGAAGCTGTAAGTGTTAGTGTAAGTGATAGTGTAATAAATATAGAAGAACAACCACTTAGACAACCTAAAATTGATATTAACGGATTTGTAATTTTAGACTAATGTTAATTAACCACAGAAACAACGATGACTTCTTAGAGTTGCTTAGGCGGAACGAAGTTCCTATTGGTAAAGGTAT